ATGTACTCACGATCGCTTTTATTCGTCAGTGCATACTTAATTGCATCCAGAACAGAACTTTTTCCTGTTCCATTTTTTCCAGACAGCTCAACAGATGTTCCGTCTGCTTCATACTCTCTGATTCCAAAAAGATTTTTGATTTTGATTTTTGTAATGTTCATTTTAAAAATTCCTCCAAACTCATTTGATAATATTTTGTTGATCTGACCATTTCAGTGACCTTTTTCTCGTTTTCCCGCCTTTTGGTCTCACCCGATATGCAATCATCACATTTACCGTTCTGACCTTCTCCGGCATCCATTGAACAATGGCAGATCCTGCATTCTCGTAAAAACATAATTTTCACGCTTTCCAATATTTAATTTTCGTGTTACAATAAACGCAGAAATACTTTTGTATTCCTACGGTAAATAGCACCAGTTCTCGCCAAAGAATGTTATGGTGCTATTTTTCTTTTTCACTGAGTAACCATCCTTTCATTTGATGGTAAAGCGGTATGTATCCTTCAGCGTCAACCTCAATATGAAAATCCGTTGCCACCTTTGTAATAATCATGCCGACCGCTATATCCTCGACATTCGGATTTTCCTCACCGCTTACGCATTGAGCATTTGTCACTTTGCCACCTCCTCAAATTCCCCAAGGAACTCAACATCAGCGTCAAGCTTGTCCTTCTGGTGAATAAAATATGCTTTCTGCTTCTCTTTCCGCTTTTCTTCCCGACGGTTATCCGCATCCATGATCGCAACTCCAATAAGTGCAACCACCGCACCGAGAGCTATAGCGATCAGCAGAAAAACATAATACGTTCCATCCGCATCAATCATTCCGCCCATAAACATGATTCCAAGCCCTACCGCTATAAATACTTTACTGATCTGCTTCATTCTCCACCTCCTCGTTGTCTGCTCTTGGTTCGATACCTAGAAACTTGTCCAGCTTTGCCCGGAAGATAAAATACTGATAATTCTTAACCTTCGCATTTGGCTTTATCACGCTTCCGAGATCCCACCGCCCGGCTTTCATCTGGCGTCTAAGGTATTCCACATTGCATCCAATCTCAGCAGCGGCTTCTTTTACTGTTAAGCGTTGGCTCACTCTCTCACCTACTTTCTCAATTTGCCTCAAATAAGTAATCAAGACTGCATGTTGGAAATTCTTTCTTAATTAAAAGCATTTCGCTTCTCTTAAATTCCGTTGCACCAGACATTTTGTTTTTTAGGCTTTCATAGTTAATACCTGTTTTTTCAGCCAAAGCCTTAATGGTTAATTTATTTCTTGCCATCTCAGCGTTTAAGTTACTAAACAATTTTTCATCTCCTTTCCTGCAAATTACCCTGTAGCGTAATTTATGAGTTTATTATATACCCTGCATCGTAATTGTCAACCCCTAAAAGTAATTTTTTTACTCTGCAAGGTATTTTCTTATTTACATAAATAAAAGAAAGTAGTACAATCAAATCATAACGGAGGTGTAAAAAATGGGACTTACAGATAAATTAGATATACTTATGAAAGAAAGAAACATAAACAAAGCAGAATTAGCCAGAGAATCCGGGGTGCCATATACGACAATCGACGGATTTTATAAAAAAGGCTCAGAAAATGCTAAATTATCTACTTTAAAGAAACTATGCTCATATTTTGATTGTTCTTTAGATTATTTGGCAGACGATAATGTAAATGAACCACGAACTATGGCAGCCCACTTTGATGGAGATGAATACACAGAAGAAGAGATAACTAAAATTAAGGAATATGCAGCTTTTGTAAAAGCAAACAGAAAATAGTCCCATTTATTGTACATATGAAATGTTATGATCTATCCCGAGGGAGGGATTTCTTTTGACAAACTATGAAATATTATTAGAAGAAGCTGAAAACGCCGGAGTAACGGTAGATGAAACTTCACATTTTTGCGGCACTAGAATTAAAGGACTTTATTTTGATAATCATATTGCTATAAATAAAGATATACCTACTGATACTGAAAAGGCATGTATTTTAGCGGAAGAGCTAGGTCATTACCAAACTGCTACCAGTAATATAATAGACCAATCTACTGTCCAAAATCGAAAACAAGAAATGTGTGGTAGAATCTGGGCTTATAATAAACAAGTTGGACTTACTGGTCTTATAAAGGCATATAAAAATCGTTGTGAAAATTCACATGAAGTAGCTGAATATTTAGGTGTAACAGATAGCTTTTTAAATGATGCCATAACTTATTATAAAAACAAATATGGTTGTTACACTCAAGTCGATAATTATATTATAATATTTGAGCCTACAATTGCTGTTATGGAATTAATTTAGTAATTTGAATGTTTCACCATATAAATTATCAACCAAAGGGAGAACTACATATGCAAAACCTCTTTTTCAAACGACTACAAAAGTTAATTGGTATATTTTTTCTATTAGCAACACTTATCGGTATCCTAATTATTATAACAAATATTACAGATATTATTCAGGTAATTTCCACTGCAATAATATCAATAATGTTTGGTATACTTTCATTCTTGCTTTTAAGAAATGATTCATCAGAAAAGCAATCTAAAAATTCAGACGCAATATGCGCTGACAAGCCACAGGAACGAGATTATTCTAAGCAAACGGAATATGTCCAAGACGGTAACGTAATATACCGTGCAGATGGTAAAAAAATCTCTGATGAAGAAGTGCCATACCTTATGCAAGTAGGATACGAAAATGCTTTGGCTGAGGAGAAAAATAGTTCCAACCCAAAGTTTCATAGATCATTTAAGGAAGAGGAATTATCTTACTCTTTTGAAAATAAATACTATAACGAGATTGCTAAAAGAATAGAAAAATTTGAAACTCCATACCATAATTCCTTTTCAGAGCAGGACTTATCAAAAAAAATTATGTTATTGGAACAATCTATTACGGAATTCGATAAATGTAAAAATTTCTGCTATTCAAAAGGAAAAGGCGGCACAATCTATTTTCAGGACATGTATGAATACTTACACAATACACATAATGAGTGCTTTTCTTACCGAGATATGATTTTAGGCAGTCTGGAAGAATGTTATTACGAACGAGACGAATTGATTCCTGAACTAAAAAATGTAATTTGCAATCACAATGGAATATTACAGAAAAACATCTATGCAGAATTGCCAGATTTTCAAAGAAGCGACATTCAACGTATGCTCCGCAAGTTAGAAAGTGAAAATGTAATAACACGAATTAAAAAATCTGGATCTTATGAATTACATCTTAACTGCCACGAATAATAAAGCAATTGCTTTCAATAAAAAAAACGTCTCTTACCGAACTGATGTTTGATTATTGGAGGTACATATGAGTAGTGTTACAAAAGTAATAAAGTTCTACCAATTAGAACCACAACCTTCTTTTGCCAATAATGGCATAACCCCTATGTCAACTAATGAAGTGTTACAAGCTGTCTTCGCTATTGGAGAAAGTTATAATGTGAATTTTGAAAAAGAAACATATACTCTTGACATTCTCGACATAAATGAAAATTATGTTTTTGGAAAATGCGCAAAAGAAAACGAATTATCTATTACAACTTTTTTTCAAACTAGAAATAAACATACAAATGAAACAGAACCTTATTCATCGATTTCTCCTGACACGCAACTTGAAGTTTATACTTTTTTCTTTATCGACTGCAAAAAAAATCGAATGTCTGCGTTACAACACAAAAGTATAACTAAAATCCAGTATGTATTAAGTGCAGCAATTTGGCAACTTTCACAAAACACTTTAAAAATTTTTTGTGCCCCAGAACGCATTAAAGATATTAAGCATACAGCCCAAAAAATAAAACGTAATAAAAAACTTGCTATATCCTTTGCGCCTAATGCTATATCAAAATATAACATTGATCCATTAACCGATGAACTTGGCGGAATTAAATATGATTCCTTTTCTATAGAACTTAAATTATCACAAAGCACTACTAATGCCGAAGTTAATAGTATTTATGATAATTATCAAAATAGCAAAGAATCTTTTAATAGTTTGAAATTGATAGGAAAAACAGACGATGGAATTGAAGAAACGATCGATTTTATCGAAACACTATTTACACATTCTACCAACTTTGAAATAACCGAAGACATAATAAAGAATTATGATATAATAAAGAAAAAATTATCTGAAGCATTATTAATAAAACAATAACTATAAGGAGGTTAAAAATTGAAAAACATATTGGGATTCATCAGATATCACTCGTCCATAATTTTTCCAACATTATTTGCAATAGTGGCCTATATTTTTAACCAAAAATTCAATTATATAAACATAGACGATTTTGATAAAATAACCTCATTAGCTTCACTTGATGGCTCATTAATAGGTGTATTAATTACAATTCTAACGATTTATTTAGCGGTTCCAAAGAATGAATTTATCAAAAAACGATTAAAAGATTCAAAACATGAACGAATATATTTATACAATATATTGGTTGGCATTATCGTATTATTTGCCTCCATTTTATCATGGATTTTTTTTGATAATGTACCGCTCTTAGTTATATTATTCATCGCAGGTACATCCAATATTGCCATATCAATTTATTATACATTTACATTAATCAAATTAATATAAAAACCGCCCCTGTGAACTGGACACCAGTTAACAACAGGAGCGGATGCGTGCTCCGAAGATACACGCCCTACACAAGCATATTGTATCATTCGGAGCAGCCAACTGCAAGCGGAACACCAGTTCTCTGCTGGCTGTTATTTTTATACCCAAAATCAGAAAGGATGGTACATATGGCACGAAGAAAGAAACATCAGAAGCTCCCGAACGGCTTCGGATCAATAAAATATCTCGGTAAAGGACGCTATAAGCCGTATGGCGTATACCCACCAGTAATTGAATACACCTCAAAAGGACCTGTCACACCGAAAGCTCTCGCCTACGTTGAGACATGGGATGAAGGTTATGAGATTCTGGCAGCACGCAAACTGGAGAACGAGGGAAAAATCAAAATACAGAATGGCGTTTATATTGACCGTACTCCAACCTTTAAAGAAGTGTATGAGGATTTCTATAAAGAGAAATACAGAAATGAGCTACGTAACGGAAATAAAAAGACTTCTTCCATGTCTTCAACACAAGTAGCGTTCAAAAATTCTTTTGCTTTACATGACATACAGTTTGGTCAAATTAAATATAAAGACTTACAGGATGTTCTTAATGCTTGTCCTCTTAAACATTCCTCTCTGGAATTGATTGTGTCTCTGATGCACCAGATGTACAAATACGCA